CCTGCAGGTAGGCACCGTCGTCAAACGCTCCGCCAGCAGTGGCGATGCTGGTGCCCACCACATCAACGGGCACCCGGTCGCCCACCAGTCCACTGGTGTTGGTCACACCGAAGGCGTTGCCGCCGGCGGTGGCGTACTGTCCGTCACGACCGACGACGCGCTCGGCTTCCAAGGCGACTGCTGCGATGACAGCCAGGGTGAGCAGCGAGATTTTCTGAGTCATGGTTCTGCGCTCCAGCGCGAGGAATGAGTTGAGAAGCTGCGTTTGGATACAGGTCAGGAGACCGCTTTGACTGCCGTGAGGTAGTCCACCCCCGCGTGGGTACGCTGGTAGTCCAGCGCCTTGTTGTGCAGCGCAAGCCGTTCCGGGTCGACCTGGGTGCCAGCCGGTGCAGCGAAGTTGGCCGCGCCTGGCCCCACACCTTCACCACCAGACTTCTCACTGAAGTCCACGGCCTTGGGCAGGCTGGTCAGCAGCTCGCGCAGCACCGATTCGGCCGGCTTGGACACCGTCGTTTCGCCCTCGGCGAAGTTCAGCGGCTCCT